TGTCAAATACTTTCTTTTCTATTCTTTCTAAAAATATACTTATCTTTGATAGTTCCCATCTAGTTTCCCATGGTACTTTATCCCTTATCTCATTGTTAATTGTTTGTAGTCTTACAACTAGCTCACTTATCTCACCCTCTAGCACTAAGCCTTTGAGCATCCTATATTTCTTTTCTTCTTCTTCCATATTAGTACCCTTCCTCATCTGCCTTTTGTCTATCCATATGTTGTTCATAGTCATACCCTGTTTGTACTTCAAGTATGTCATTGAGTGCTTGTATATTATATCCATTGATGGCTGTAACCAGGGATATCTCTTTCTCTGTTGCTATGCCCATCTCTAAGATGAACTCATGTATGTCATCTCTTTCTTGTTCATAGTTAGTATGTAATATTCTTGCTTCCATTTTATTTCTTTGGTTGTTATTATTTGCCATCCCATTCATCTATGTGTAAGAATCCTGGCCCATTATCTTCAGGGTCTTGGCATATTACTAGTGTGTATATCTCTTGTCCTTTTCTAATAGTGAAAGATGGTCTTTGTTCATCACCTTCCCCTATGTATTTAAAGTTGGTTAGCTTGAAGCCATTCAACTGTTCATAGTGTTGTGTTATTGTCATAAAATTCTCATTTTGTATTCTTCTCTTCCTATATCTCTTACTAGTCCATTGATATTCCATTGCCTAGCAAATCCCTCTAGTGTGAACACACCTCCTTGATACTTTGCCCAATCCATGAATCTCTCATCATCTAATTCCTGGTATGGTTTTTTCTCAAGCCATTCTATTCTACTAGTGTTGACTACATATATTTTCTTTTGTTTTCTCATTTACTTATTGTGATTAAATGCTCTCTTATATCTACTATCTTTGATTCTTTGGCTCTTAGCCTAGCTCTTTGATAGGATATCTCTTGCTCTATATACCTGGCCTCTTCTTCTAGCCTACTTATTTCATCTTCAATCTTATTGTTGTGAAGTCTGGCCTCACCTAAGATTAGTTTCTTGCTTGCTTCTCTTATTTCAGATAGTGCCATAATTGTATTCCTTTCATGTATGGTTTTTGTGGTGTATAAATTCCTTTCTCTCTATTTTCTTTCTCTCTCTTTATATCTTGTTCAATCTCTCTTTGTAATTTTTCCAGGGTGGTTTTATCCATTATGTTTTCCTCTCTCTTTGATTTAATATAATTTTTTTTTTGGTTGGAAAAGTTAGTGCTATTTCTAACACCAACTTGCTTTTCTTATGTAGGCATTTTCATTTTGCTTTCTTCCTAGTACCATTTCTAAAGTTGCATTTGTGTGCATTTTAGGATTTGGGTTTTCTATTACCCTTTCCAAATGTTCTTGGATTTTTGCTTCAATGAAAACATCTTTTGATTTTTTTCTAAATGTATCTTTAGTAATTCTACTTCTCTTATGATTTGACTTAACTTTTTTAGAAGGTAGCCAAGCTATAAAAGGATTTGAATTATAATCTAAAAAACATCTAGTTTTTTTAGAAGTTTGTTTCATTATTATTATTTGATTTTTAAAGAACTATCACCAAGGGTTTCCCTTAGCTTATAAATAGTATCCTACATTTATTTAATCTTGTCAACTATTTTTTAATATTTTTTAAAGTTTTTTTATATTAAATATTATAGAAATTCAGGCAGCTACCCAACCATTTTTAGATGAGCAAAAAAGTTTGCATGATAACACAATTAATAATCTTGTCAACTATAATAATGGGCCAGATTTTTGGCCAGATTAGTGAACATTTGTACACCATTTTACTACCCCTAAGAATAACACATCAACACATCATGATATATTGATATGTATAAGAAAATTTGAACACTAGTGAACATAAAAGCAGTGAACATTTGAGCAGTTCTAGCTAAATTGCTTTGCGAAAGAAGAGAGCAAACTATTAAAAAAAGAAAAGAAGGGGGGTGGGGTATACAGAATACAGAACATTCCTGTATATATATACATAAACCACCCCTTTAAAAAATGGTTTGTTCAAGGGATTTTCTATAAGAACTTTTATAATATAGTTCTTAAGAAGTATTATATTCTAGACATGCAGGCATAGCTTCGCCATGCAGCAAAGCTCTGTAATTAGACACAGAAAGTGTCGGACTAGGTATTATCGATCAGTTTATCCATAAGTACAGGCATTTTTTTAAACAATCCTTCATGCAATTTCAGGGATTGTAACCTATAAGCCAAGCAGAAAGCCCATATTCCTATGACCTTTGTATCTGTGCTGGCCTGCTTTTGCTTTTTTTGTCATCTAGAAGCTACTCTACCTTGTGTTACACCTGTCATTTAAAGGCTGCCAAGGGGACTATGTGTTATAATAATAACATATTATTTGAATAGACTTGCCAAGAGTCAATAAATATTTCAATTTTTTTTTATGGAAGACAAAGAAGAGTTATTAATTAACATAAATGAGGCAATAAAGGAGGTCTCTGAGGTTAAGAAAGTAAGTAAAATAAAGAGTTTGTCTGTGTATGATCCTGATAAGGTGGCAAAAATCATCTATCTTCATAGTATAGGTGTAAGCCAGACTCAAATGATAAGGAAATATGGCTTGGCTAGGACAACAATATTGAATGTATTGGTAGATTATGCAGATCATTTTGGGCAGTTAAAGGAGTTAGCAGGTAAGTTATCAGCTAAAAACTATATGAATATAAGTAGTTTGGAGGAGGATCTTATTGAGAAGGTAAGAGATAGGATGGAAGTAGATCCAGAATTTGAGGTAAGCTTTAGGGATTTGAAGGAATTAAGTATAGCTAAAGCTAATGCATTTAGGGAAGCTATGACATCAAGAGGAGAGGCAAGTAAGATAACAGAGGATAGACAAGTTGTCACTCAAGATGATTATGAGGCTACAATAAAGGCAGCAAAGGCCAGACTAGACTCTATCAAAAAAGCTGATATAATAGATTTATGAGTGCTTATGATGATAACATTAAAGACAACTTGAAGGGTCAAATAAGTGAGCACTATGAAAATTATGTTATAGTTTTACTTGAACCAGATGGTGATATACATGTAGATTATCCTTCTTTGGTAATAGGTAAGGCATTATTAGCAGAAGGACTTAAAACCTGCATTAAGGCAGAACAACAAACAATTATTTTCTTTGAGGAAGAGGAAGAACCACCAGATGAGTAAACCAGATATAAAAATTGATGATATACAAGAATGTGCCACTCAGGCACTTTTTTTTCTAAATGAGATGAAAAGAATAGGAGATGAGAACACAATATACAAGAATGCCTCTAAACAATTTATAGGTAATATAATAACAATAGTAAAAGATGCCGGAGATAGTATTCAGTCCACATCCACTTCTGAGTCCACCTAGTGATGAGGAGATTATTCTGTTAGCACAGAATGATCCTAAATTATTGCTTCAGTTGCATGAGGCACATGAGGGCCGGATTAAGGCTGCAGAAGAAGATCCCATGAGATATGGGTTTGATTTGCATGGTTGGTCAAGAATGAGAGAGAGCCTTATGGAACACAATGAGTGTTTGGTACTAGGTGGTAATAGATCTGGTAAGACTACAGGTTGTGCAAAGATGATTATGGATTCAGCTATTAACAACAACAATGGACACATTGTATGTTTTAGTCAGAATGCAGATACATCAATCAAGGTGCAGCAAGCAGCAATGTGGGAGATGATGCCCAAGGAGTATAGGAAGAAGACTAAGAGTATGGAGGGTTACATTAACTACTCTATGCAAAATGGTTTTACAGGTCAGTCATTTATTTTTCCGGATACAAAGACTAGGGTAGATTTTAAGACTTATACACAATTTAGTAACAATCAGACTATATTGGAAGGTTTTGAGTTTGGGTTTAAGAATCCACAGGGGTTAAATATGGGAGCATGGTTAGATGAGTATCTTGGTGATGCTACCCTGGTTAATACCCTTAGGTTTCGTCTAGCAACTAGGAACTCCAAAATGGTCATTGGCTTTACACCTATTGATGGATATACACCATTTGTGGCTGAATACCTCAAGGGTGCAGAAACTATAGAGACTAAGAATGCTGAGTTACTCAATAATATACCATTACCTGTAAAACAGTATAGCCCTAATAGGGATGCTGATATAATCTATTTGCACTCAGATGAGAATCCATTTGGTGGTTATGAGAGAATATCTAAGGACTTAATGGGTAGACCAGAAGAGGAGATTATGGTTAGAGCTTATGGCATACCTGTAAGATCTATGACTTCATTGTTCCCATTGTTTAACACAGAGGTAAATGTATTATCAGACAAACCAAACAAGTATGATATGAAGTTTCCCTCATTTGAGTGGCCAGATGATTGGACATGGTACCAGGTAGTTGACCCAGCAGGTGCTAGAAACTTTACAGCTATATGGGCTGCAGTAAACAAAGAGGGTGAGATATATGTGAGAAAAGAGTTTCCGGATCGCAACACCTATGGTGAGTGGGCAATTTTTGCAGAGCCAAAATGGAAATATGGGCCAGCATCTAAGAAGATAGGTCTAGATGTAGCAGGTTATGCAGAATTTTTTAGAGATATAGAATCAGATTTGGGTATAGAAGTCTTTGAAAGAATAGGTGACTCTAGGTATTTTGCTAGAGAGAATGAAAACAATGATGACTTATTCACAATCTTTGATGACCATGATATGACCTTTGTACCATCTGATGGACAGATGCAAGATATAGGAATTGCTGCTATTGACAGATATTTGCAATATAATCCAAATAATAATGTTGACAAAGCAAATAGACCTATGTTATACATACATGAAGAATGTGGAAATCTAATAGAAAGTCTAATAAATTTTAATGGAACAGGTAAAGCAGATGAAGCTCTTAAAGACTTCTTTGATGTTATTAGATACCTATGTATGGCAAATGGTGGATCCGGCCCTGATCACATTGATAAAAAATTACTCAATTCAACAGATTACAAGAAGGGTGGTTACTAATGGCTAAAAAAAGATTAACACAAATAGCAAAAGATTTAAACTTAGATTTTAACCAAGCATACAACATAGTTGTAACTAATTTAGAAGAATCTATGATTTCTGGTGCTGGCAAAAACACATGGATTGATGAGAGGGGTCAGTTAGTCCTTGCTGAACATGAGGTAGTGCCAGAGATCACTTCTAAGGTTTTTGATGGATATGCAATAAAACAATGTAACAATGAAAGATATTGGTATGTTAATGTAGATGGTTTGGGTAAAGTTCCTGCATTAGTACCAAGATTACTTAGACCAGGTATGTCACCAAGGAAGAATTGTAAAATTGAGTTAATAGAAGATGACACAGGAAAATCATACAGAGTCTTTAGACCAAGATTGTACGAACAATAGGGATTGGTTAGAAAAGCATGAAGATAGATTTATTGCTTGG